ATACTATTTTTAAACCAAATCAATGGGTTATTAGAAGTATTTTCATTATGACAAATGCAAATGAATTAACTTGCTCTATTACTGGAGATGCTGAAGATATAATACATTACATTAAGATTAAATAATAAAACAATAACCAACAATTAAAAAAAAACAAAATGGCATATACTCAAAAACCGGGGGCCCCAATGAAGCAAAAAACTGGGCATGGAATTCCTAGCGTATTCTTACAAGAGCGAAAACCAAATTATCAAGCAGCAAATATAGAAGAAGCTACAGATAAATTTGGTTCAGGAGCAACCTATCATGCAACTAGAATTTTACAAGATTACCCGGAGCAGCAAAAACATTTAATTAAAAATGTTGAAAAAAATCCTACTACTGGTAAAATTACAAGTTACGAAACAAAAAGAGATGCTAGAAAAGCTGTAGAACAAATTCAAATCGCTAGGGACAGTATGAATTATTTAAAGGGAATTAAAGACCCAGCTGAAAGAGAAGCTGAAGGGCGTAGATTTTCATTTAATTTTTCGCCAAATAGTGCATACGGTAAAAAAACAATTGAAAGAGAAGGTGGAGAATATCAAGGTCCAGGTAAAGAATCTGGCTCTCAAAAAGATAAGGAAAAAATATTAAATAATCTTAGAGCTGGAGCAATTTCTAGTAGAAGTGTAACTAATCAAGAAGAACCGCAATCAGTATTTGGTATAGCGGCTGTGCCTAAAGCTTTGGAGCAATTTAATAAAGTTACAGGTGTTAAAACTACAACACCTAAAGGCAAAAAAGGTGGCCCTATGCAAATGAGACCTAAAGCTTCTGCTGCAAAAATGAAAAAATGCTAAATGAAAAATCTATCAACAACAGGTTATAAAAGAAATAGTCCTGATAAAGATAGACCTTATAATGTAATACCTAGCGGGGAAATCACAATGAAAAACGTAGGTTTCCCCGTTTTAGGTATTGATAATGAAGGTAATTCTAAATTAATGGAGCCAGGTAAAGATTATTCTTTCCCAGGTGATATTGTATTAGAATTTAAACTTAATACAAAAAATAAAAAAAAGATATATAACAGAATATTTAAAAAATAAATTATGGGACAATACGGAAACCAACCAGATTTTGGAACAAAAGCACAAAAAGTTATACCATCTGGTAACCCGCTAAGCGCGCCAAATCAATTAAAAAATTTAGGCTCTTCAGCATTATATATTGGTACTGGAGGTACATTAGTATGTAAAGTAGTTGGAGGAGATGCTGATAATGGAACATCTGTTGGATCAATTTGTACAGTTTTTAAAAATATTCCAAATGGTACTTTTTTTCCAGTTATTGTAAGTAATGTTTATACAACCGATAATGGTACTGAAACAACAACCTGTTCGGATATAGTAGCCTTATTGTAATGGGATTTGGGAATGGAATAAGTATAGGTTGGCCTAATGCAAGTTATCAGTCTGGCGGACCAATACCATTTAGCGCAGAAATACCGGCAGATCCTATGTTTGATATACCAACTGGGCAGAATTATACTATAGAGTTTTATGCTGGGTATATAACTCCAAAAGCAACTAGTGATCCGCATGTGTTTTTTTCATTTGGAGCAGATATACAGGGAGAGCATGCTGCCTTTTTAACTAGAAATGGTGCAAATTGGGAATTTTTGTATTCTACAAACAGCTACCTTATATTTGTTTGGGATGTTTCAACTGCAATAAATACTAATTTTTGGAATTATTTTGTTATAGAACGTAAAGGAAATAATGTTTATTTGGGAGTAAATGGAACATGGGTTACTTCAACGCCTGTATCCTCTCCATCGCCAGCAATACCAACTGGCGGTAATCAAATGAATATAGGGTCTAATGGCCAGGAATTCATATTAAATGGGATGATGAATAATTTTAGATGGAGCACGACTGATGTATATGACGTCTTTTCACCATTTTTTCCTCCTCAAATGAATCTTATGGCTTCTCCAACTACTATTATGCTTACTATGCAGGGAGGTAATTTGGCTTCGTCATTAATTGATCAAAGTGGTAATGGTAATGATATAATAGCGGGTACAAATGTTAGTTACGTTAATACGCAACCTTATGCTGGCATGTCAGGTAGCCTATTATTTCAACTTTAAAAACAATAAAAAATAATATTAATAATTAAATCAAATAAAATGGAAGTAGTAAAACAAATTACAAAAGAACAATTAGAAAAAATTGTAAATCAACAAAAAGATCTTCAAGCATTATTAACCAACATTGGGGTATTAGAATCACAAAAGCATGGATTTTTACATCAAATTGCAGATGTTAATAGAGAGATTGAAGATTTTAAAAACGTTCTTCAAGAAGAGTATGGGCCAATTAATATTAATTTGGAAGATGGAACTTATACTTTGTTAGAAGAGAATACTGAAAAAGAAGAATAATGAATTCGGTAATTCGCAAAATAAGCATTGGAATTGATTATAAAAATGAAGCAATGCACTATTCAATTGGGCAGCAAGTTTATGGAGGTCATGAAATTGCATGTATAATAATGGATGAAAAAGATGCTTCTTATAATGTTTATATAAAAAAAGGGGATGAGGTAATGCCGTGGAAAAAATTTAATCATAACATGGCTATCTCCGTAGAATATGATTTAGAATACTAATGAAAAGTGTATTTGACTTTATTGTAAAGCCTGTTGGAGACAGATACAATAACAAAGTTAAAGTAGATGGAAAAGAGCTAATACTAAATACCAAAATAGAAAGTTTTAAATCTGTGAATAAATTAGCGGAGGTGGTTTCTACCCCACTAGCTTATTCAACAAATATTAAAAAAGGCGATCTAGTAATAATTCATCATAATGTATTTAGAAGATTCTACGATATTAGAGGTAACCAAAAAAATAGTCGTTCATGGTTTATGGATGATTTATATTTTTGTGGGTTGGATCAAATCTACTTATACAAAAGTAAAGATAAATGGGAAACATTTGGAGACAGATGTTTTATTAAACCATTAAAAAATATAGACCATTTAAAGCTCGATAAAGAGCAAAACCTTATTGGTATATTAAAATATGGAAATGAGTCTTTAAACAAGCTTAAAATCAATCCAGGAGACCTAGTTGGATATACCCCAAATGGTGAATGGGAATTTATAATTGATGGCGAGCGATTGTATTGTATGAAATCTAATGATATTGTAATTAAATATGAATATAAAGGAAACGAAGCAGAATATAATCCAAGCTGGGCACAAAGCAGTATTGGAGCTAATTAAAGTAGCTGAAGAAGCAATATTAGACAATGGCGATGATGATTTAGCTGCTGATAAATTAAAAAATGCAGCGGCAACAAAAAAATTAGCCATATTTGATGCGTTTGAAATACTTACTCGAATAGATCTAGAAGAAAAAATGTTAAATGATGAAGCAGACGCATTAGAGCGTACTCAAAAAGTATTTAAAGGGTTTGCAGAAGGGAGATCTAAATAATGTACGAGCAAGAATTATTTAAAGTAATTACAAATCATATAAAACCGTCTGTAATTAAACAGCAAAATCGTTATAACAAATGGAAATATGGTTATAATAAAGAACACGATGTTGTTGTTATAAGCAAGACCGGCAAAATTGGTGAAATATACGAAATACAAAATCTAAAAATTGCTTTACCTTTAGTTGACGAAGTATATTCAAAATCAAATAAGAAAGAAGAGCAATATTGGGAAAAAATAGAATACCCAAAAGAATTAGAAAAAATAAAAAATGTATTTGATTGGAATAAATATCCAGAGCATTTTAAAGAACGTTGGTATGATTATGTAGATAACGAATTTAAAAGAAGAGAGGAAGGTATGTTTTTTAGCAATAATGGTATACCAACCTATATAACTGGATCGCATTATATGTATTTGCAATGGAGCAAGATAGATGTAGGAGCACCAGATTTTAGAGAATCAAATAGATTATTTTTTATATTTTGGGAAGCTTGTAAAGCAGATAATAGATGTTATGGAATGTGTTATTTAAAAAATAGACGTTCTGGATTTTCATTTATGTCATCGGCTGAATTAGTTAATCAAGCAACAATATCAAGCGACTCAAGATTTGGTATATTATCTAAAGCGGGGGCAGATGCTAAAACAATGTTCACCGATAAAGTTGTACCAATATCAATTAATTATCCATTCTTTTTTAAACCTATCCAAGATGGTATGGATAGACCTAAAACAGAATTAGCATATAGAGTACCTGCATCTAAGTTTACTAGAAGAAAATTAGATAATAATGATGTTCCAGAAGAACTTGAAGGATTAGATACAACAATTGACTGGAAAAATACAGGTGATAACTCATATGACGGGGAAAAATTAAAGCTTTTAGTGCATGATGAGAGTGGTAAATGGCTTAGACCAGACAATATATTAAACAACTGGCGTGTTACAAAAACATGTTTACGATTAGGTAGTCGTATTATTGGTAAGTGCATGATGGGTTCAACATCAAACGCTTTAGATAAAGGTGGCGATAATTTTAAAAAACTTTATTACGATTCAGATGTTACGAAAAGAAACCGCAATGGACAGACTAGCTCAGGATTATATAGTTTGTTCATACCTATGGAATGGTCCTACGAGGGATTCATTGATACTTATGGCTTACCTGTCTTCAACACTCCAAAAAAACCAATCAAAGGGGTTGATGGGAACGAAATAGAATATGGAGTTATTGAACATTGGCAAAATGAAGTTGATGGTTTAAAAAATGACCAAGACAGTTTAAATGAATATTATCGTCAATTTCCAAGAACAGAACAACACGCATTTAGAGATGAAGCAAAACAATCATTATTTAATTTAACGAAAATATACGAACAAATAGATTATAATGATGATTTAAAAAACTCTAACGTTTTAACTAGAGGTAGTTTTCAATGGGTCCGTGGAATACAAGATAGTGAAGTTGAATTCTATCCAAATAGAGACGGTAGATTTTTAATTTCTTGGGTACCACCTAAACATCTTCAAAACCGTGTAATAATAAAAAATGGGTTAAAGTATCCAGGTAATGAGCACTGTGGCGCATTTGGTTGTGATAGTTATGATATATCGGGTACCGTAGATGCAAGCAGAGGATCAAATGGGGCACTTCATGGATTAACAAAATTCTCAATGGAAGATGTTCCTCCAAATCATTTTTTCTTAGAATATATTGCAAGACCTCAAACAGCTGAAATATTTTTTGAGGATGTTTTAATGGCTTTAGTATTTTACGGAATGCCAATACTTGCAGAAAATAATAAACCAAGATTACTTTATTATTTAAAAAGAAGAGGATATAGAGGTTTTTCAATGAATAGGCCAGATAAGGTTTGGAATAAATTATCACCAGCTGAAAAAGAAATTGGCGGTATACCAAACTCATCACAAGATATAATGCAAGCACATGCATCGGCGATAGAAACTTATATTGAAAATAATGTAGGTTTTACAGGGGACTCTTACGGATCGATGTACTTTCAAAAAACATTGGAAGATTGGGCTAGATTTAATATAAATAATAGAACAAAACATGATGCCTCTATAAGTTCTGGTTTAGCTATAATGGCTTGCAATAAACATTTATATACTCCAGTTATACCTTATGAAAGACCTAAAACAGAATTAGGATTTAAAAAATATAATAATAGCGGACTAAGTTCACAAATAATACAATAAATGAATTATACTAATAGTAATAGCGTTTTCCCAAGTCAGGTAGTACCAGATGAAGAAAAACAAAGTTTAGAGTATGGCAAGCAAGTAGCTCAAGCAATTGAGTATGAGTGGTTTAATAATAATGGCGGTGCTGGTAGTTCTGGCGGTTTATCCGGAGGCGGAATGCCCGGTGGTAGATGGGGAACTAACTGGCAAAAATATCATAATTTAAGACTATACGCAAGAGGTGAACAACCGGTACAAAAATATAAAGATGAGTTATCAATAAATGGTGATTTATCTTATTTGAATTTAGATTGGAAACCAATACCTGTTATATCTAAATTTGTTGATATAATTGTTAATGGTATTTCTAATAAAGGTTATAAAATTAGAGCTGTAGCACAAGATCCACATTCAGTAATTAAGAAAACACAATACACACAATCTATATTGCGTGATATGATGGCAAAAAAATTATTGAATAAAATACAAGATACTTTTGGCGTTAATTTGTATAATACTCAAAACCCTGAGTCATTACCAGAGGATCAAGAAGAATTAGAAATTAATGTTCAATTAAACTTTAAACAAGCAGTTGAAATTGCAGAAGAAGAAGTAATAAATAATTTTTTAGAACTTAATAAATATGATTTAATAAGTAAAAGATTAAATTATGATTTGACTGTAATTGGTATTGCAGCAACAAAAACAAGTTTTAATAAGTCTAATAGTATTACTATAGATTATGTTGACCCTGCAAATTTAGTTTATTCTTATACCGAGGATCCAAATTTTAGAGATATATATTATGTTGGCGAAGTAAAATCGGTAAGTCTTGAAGAATTAAAAAAACAATTTCCAAATTTGTCATATGAAGACATGAAGGAAATAGAAAAATACCAGGGGAATACAAGTTATGTAAGAAATTATAATGGTACTTACCAGGATGGAAATATTGTTCAAGTATTATATTTTGAATATAAAACATATTCTAACCAGGTATTTAAAATAAAACAAACAGAGCAAGGATTAGAAAAAGCTTTAGTTAAAACCGACTTTTTTAATCCACCGCCAAGTGATAACTTTAATGTAGTATCAAGATCAATAGAGGTATTATATAGTGGCGCTAAAATATTGGGGCATCCAAAAATGCTAGAATGGAAATTATCCGAAAATATGACTCGCCCTGTTGCAGACACAACTAAGGTTGATATGAATTATGCAATTACCGCTCCGAGAATGTATCGCGGTAGAATTGAATCTTTAGTTAGTAGAATTACTACATTTGCTGATATGATCCAATTAACGCATTTAAAATTACAACAAGTATTATCTAAAATGGTACCAGACGGAGTATTTGTTGATGTTGATGGATTAGCAGAAGTTGATTTAGGTAATGGTACAAATTACAATCCAGCAGAAGCATTAAATATGTATTTCCAAACAGGTAGTATTGTTGGTAGATCACAATCTCAAGATGGTGGAATGAACCCTGGAAAAGTGCCAATCCAAGAATTACAAACATCTGCTGGTAATGCAAAAATACAATCATTAATAGCTACTTATCAGTATTACTTACAAATGATAAGAGATGTTACCGGATTAAATGAAGCTTCTGATGGAAGTACTCCAAGTAGGGATGCATTAGTTGGTATACAAAAAATGGCAGCGGCAAATTCAAATACTGCAACACGTCATATATTAGATGGAAGTTTATATTTAACATTAAGAATATGTGAAAATATATCTAAAAGAGTGGCCGATGCATTAAATTATCCTATGACAAACAATGCTTTAACGCAAAGCATATCTATATTTAATACAGAAACATTAAGAGAGCTCCAATCATTAGATATACATGATTTTGGTATATTCTTAGAGTTAGAACCAGACGATGAAGAAAAAGCCCAATTAGAGCAAAATATACAAGTTGCTTTGCAATCTGGAGGTATTGATCTTGAAGACGCAATTGATTTAAGAGAAATTAAAAATCTTAAATTAGCTAATCAGTCTTTAAAGTATAAAAGAAGAAAAAAAATGGAGCGGGATCAAGCTATTCAACAAGCAAATATTCAAGCTCAAGCACAAGCAAATGCTCAGGTAGCTGAATCAGCGGCGTTGTCGGAAGTGCAAAAACAACAAGCATTAGCAGAAACCGAAATACAAATTGCAAAAGCAAAAAATCAATTTGAGATACAAAAAATGGAATATGAAGCTCAATTGAAAAAGCAATTAATGATGGAAGAGTTTCAGTACCAAATGCAATTAGCACAAGTGGAAGCACAGGCAAGCGCTGATAAGCTAAATAAATTAGAAGATAGAAAAGATGCTAGAGAAAAGCTAAGAGGTACTCAGCAATCAGAATTAATTGATCAAAGAAAAAATAATACTATGCCAAAGGATTTCGAGTCCGCCGGCTTTGATAATATGGGAGGGTTTGATTTAGCCCAGTTTGAACCAAAATAAATTTTATTAACAATTATATAATATTTTATCATGTCAGAACAAGTAAAACAAGAAGGCGAATTTAAGCTTAAAGCTAAAAAAGCAGCGCCTAAGAAGTTAGTTAAAAATGATCAACCAGTAAAAGTCGATTTAACTGCTCCTAAACAAGTAGAAGAACCAATTAAAGTAGTAATTCCTAAAGAAGAAACTAATGCCGTTCAAGAACAAAGCGCAAATGAAAGCGTGTTACGCCCAGAACAGTCCGAATTGGGATTGCAAGAAGTGGAGCAAGGAAACGAAGGGACCGTTGAAAATGTTATTGAAGAAATCAACCAACAAGAAATAGTTGAACAAACAGCTAGTTTGCAACAAGAATTGGATGAGCAAGTTCAAGAACAAATAAATACTGGAAAAAAATTGCCAGAAAACATTGAAAAGCTAATATCTTTTATGGAAGATACTGGTGGAACAGTTGAAGATTATGTTAGATTAAATGCTGACTATTCAAATGTTGACAGTAATGTTTTATTAAAAGAATACTATAGAAGAACAAGGCCTCATTTAAAT